GTTCCAGCGGCTATTGCAGCACGGCGGCCGCCACTGGGGTTTATTGCAGCGCAAAAGCATGCGGCAAAGATAGCATTGCCGTTGTAAACGGTGTTTGCGGCAAGGCGTGCGGCGCACTGGGCTGCTATCTGGTGCTGACTGAGTACGACGATGACGGCAATATGCTGTGGGCAAAGATGGCAAAAGTAGACGGCGCTCACATCAAGGAAAACGTCTGGTACACGCTCAAAAATGGCGAGTTTGCGGAGGCAGAGCCGCGAAAAAGCACTGCAAAACCAAATTGAAAGAAAGGAGCAGGCCATGCAGAAGCCGAGTCTTACGATAGGCGAATGCGTCCAGATCCTTCGGGACAACAACATCTCAAAGTCCGAAAAGGTCTTGGGAGCACAGATCCAGGCGGGGCTGTTTGCCAGCTGGGCGATTCCGTCCGTAGGAACAAAAGAGCCTTGCCCTGACATCTCCCGCGCCGGTTTTATGGCGTGGGTGAAGGACTTTTACAAGCTCGAAAAGGTTTATACAAAGGAGGAACCAAGAGAATGAGACTCAAATCGTTCGTCGCCACCGGAACGGTAGGCCTGCTGGCCATTATCGGCGCGGTGCAGGTGGTGCGCTGGGCCTGCTCTTTGATGGCCGTTGCACTGGCTTGCTGGGGCGGCTGGGACATCGCCGAGGCTGCGCATGCCGCGCCTTGGATTATTGTTGCATCCACTGCCGGGCTGGCAATGTCGCTTTATGGGATGCATGAGGACAATAAACGGTATAAGCGCACCGGCTACGGCAAAATCGTCCGCAACCATGCCCGGAACTCGGAGTATCCGCAGGATGAGGAGAAGGGCGCATGAAGCTGGACGAGTTGGTTCGGCAGCAGGCCGAAGAGTACCTGAAAACAGCCACGCGACTTGCAACGGAGTCCGCACTCACGGGAGACATCTGGCTGCGGGTCATCTGCCGGGAAAAATCAGAGGTCTATAGCGCGGCAGCAGATGGGCTACTCACAGCCCTCCACGATGCGGAGGACGTTGCACATGGCTGATAACCTCCACTATATCACATGGTACACCGTGTACAGCGCCAAGACCGGCGAGGTAATGGCGGCGGGAACGTCCTCCATGTGCGCTGCGAAGCTTGGATACAAGACCGCCAACAGCTTTGTGTCTTCCGTTGGACACCGGCGCCATAAAAAAAAGCGTCCGCGCAAGTACATTTTTGAGCAGGAGCGCATTGATCGCGCGGAGGTTGACTGCCTCCCTCCGCTTCGCCGTTACTGCAAAAAGACAAAAAAGGAACAGGAATATGAACGGTAGATATATGCGAGCCGCAGAGATTCGCTGGCATAATCGTCAGCCGGAGCGACTGCGGCACATCCGTCGGAACGAAGCTCAAAAACAGCAGGTTTCGTTCTGCTGCCATGCTTACCATAAAGGGGATCCTAGCAGATGCGATAAACTGGTTTTTGCCGGTTTTGACCCCGTGTTATCAAGTGTGCAGGCTCAGCATTGGGCGGACGAAAACTGGCCGCTTTATGACTATATCGACGTCTTGGATTCTTCGGGCCGCAAGATTTACGGGAGGTGATACACATGAGTCAGACGTTAGCCCGCAGAGCCCGCATCAAAGACCTTTCAAACAAGGCCGAGGGCGTTTTTCAGTACGTCGGAAATAACAACGTGCTGTTTCGGCTCATCAGCACCGGCAACGAGTTGACCAGCGATGTCAACCTTGCCGTGGCGCTGTTCACCGATTTTGCCCGATCCCACAAGCTGGGTAGCACCCAGACCCGGGACACCATCAACGCCATTTACCGCCGCGTGGGAAAACTGATGTGCCTTATCGACATCATCCACGCCGCAGCCGCCGCTTACTTTGCCCGCGCCGAGTGTCCGGAGATCCTGATGGGCGCCAACATCGACTACGAGGTAGGCGCTGGCGACGCCGAGGAAGAGGGCGCGGCCCATGCTTAATGTCGTTGCATTGATGGGCCGTCTTATCTACGACCCAGAGCTCAAGACCACCCAGAACGGCACCAACGTGTGCAGCTTCCGCATCGCGGTTGACCGCAGCTTTACCCGGCAGGGCGAAGAGCGCAAGGCCGATTTTATCGACGTCACCGCGTGGCGGCAGACCGCCGAGTTCGTCTCCAAGTATTTCCAGAAGGGCAGCATGATCGCCATCGAAGGCAGCTTGCAGACCCGTCAGTATCAGGACAAGAACGGCAACAACCGCACAGCTACCGAGGTTCTTGCGTCGCAGGTGAGCTTTTGCGGCGGAAAGGCCGCAGAGAAGCCCACTGTGCGCGATTTCGACCATCAGACGGAAAATCATGTGCGCGAAGCAAACGCCGCTCACAGCGCCCCGCAGAAGCCTCAGAACGTGCCGGAGTATTCGCAGGGCAGCGCAGACGACTTTTCGGTCATTGATGACAGCGAAGACCTCCCGTTCTAAAACGAAAGCTGCGCTATCTGGCTATACGGGCGCGCAAAGGAGGTGATTGAGTGGCACAGGACGATAAAAAGTCATTTGTGGCGTATCTGAGCTGGTTCGACGCGCTGGAAGAATACTCCGACGCAGAGGTTGGGCAGTTGATGCGAGCTCTTGCACGGTATGCCAAAACCGGAGAAGAGCCCGAATTTTCAGACCGTGGGATGCGTGGCAACTGGAAATTTATGTGCGGCGACGTAAAACGGGCGTCTGAAAAATGGGATGAAACCCGCAAGAAACGCAGCAACGCCGGAAAACGCGGCATGGCAAAGCGCTGGGGAAAGCCTGACGACATAACAAAAATAACAAACGATAACAATGTTAATGACGACATAACAAAAATAACTGTAGATGTAGATGTAGATGTAGATGGGGATGTAGATGTTGTAAAGCACGATAACACCGCCGCCGTTGATATGGAGTTATCAAAAATCGTCCAGCATTACCAGCGTGCTATCGGCGACTTCCCGCGTTCGGCGCTGGAAAAACTGCAAAAATGGCGGCAGGAGTACAGCACGGAGATGATTTTGCTGGCGATTGACAAGGCCGCAGAGGCCGGGAAGCGCTCGTGGAACTACATCAACGGCATATTATCCGGCTGGCAGCGGGACGGGATACGCACCCCGGGGGACGTGGCAGCGAATGAGCAGCGACGACAAGAGCAGCCTCGCGGGAAGCAAGCCACAGAAAGCACCGCAGAAGCATACGCAAATATTTTCAAGGGGGCGAAATTGTGACAGTGGAGATGATGACAAAGCTTCTTGCGGACGCTGAGGCCTATTTTGGACGGCCTCAGACCGCAGAGAACCGCGCAAGCATCGCGGAGATATGGGCTAACTCATCGCTCAAGGATGTGCCGGATGAGATGGCCTATAAGACATTCCACGAGGTGATTTCGGAGTGCAGCTGGCAGAGCCAGCTTCTCCCGGCGTGGAAAAAGGCCATCGAAAAGGCCCGGGGCGAGCAGATTATGGTAAAGCGCTGCCTTGCTGCCCGCACCCGGATGCTCAAGTCCAGAGCAGAAAGAAAGCTTCTTGGGCAAGAAAACCAGAACGGAGGACGAAATGCCTAGATACAAAGTCATCGTAGAGTGCAGCGGCCCGCACGGGAACGCGGCGCTTACATACCGCATCAATACCGCGAGTCAGTTTGCGGCAGAGTTCCGGGCCTGCCAACTGGCAGGCGACCATTACCCCGAGTATCGGGACATAAAGCCAGTGAGAACGGAGGTGTTGAAATGACAATGACGCCGTGTAAAGACTGCCCCACTCGTCACCCGGTGTGCCACGACAGCTGCCCGAAGTACGCCGAGTACAAGCGTCAGCGCGGCGCAGAAGCCGCTTACACCCGAGAAATGCTGGACACAGGCAAGGTCTACCACTACGACCACGAGGACCGCCACCGGGAGCGGGGCCGCAAGAAGTACATGGGAGCGAACGGAGGAGCGGACAGATGAAAGTGATTATCGCCTGCGAGGAATCACAGGAAGTATGCAAGGCATTTCGGGCAAAAGGTCACGAAGCCTACTCCTGCGACATTCAGGAGCCGTCCGGTGGGCATCCAGAGTGGCATATTCTCGGAGATGCGATCAAGGCTCTGGGGGGGGGCAAGTCGTGACGATGGACGGCGTAACGCATGACGTTGGCAAGTGGGATTTGCTCATTGCACACCCGCCCTGCACGTATCTGAGCAATGCAGCAACGCGCTCATTCAGCTTGCGGGTCACACCGGCCGAAAAGGTTGTTGCCCGGTGGGCAGAGCGTGTAAAAGCTGCAATTTTCTTTATGCAGTTTATGCTGGCAGACGTCCCCAAAATTGCAGTTGAGAACCCTGTGGGCATCATGAACACAGCGTACAGAAAAGCCGACCAGATCATTCATCCGTACTACTTTGCCGAAAGCGAAGAGGACGCGGAAAACTATCACACAAAGCGCACTTGCCTTTGGCTGAAAAACTTGCCGCCTCTGGAGCGGAAAAACGACTTTCCACCGCCAGAGCCCGTGTACGTCTCAAATGGGGAAAGGCACAAGAAAATCAGCTGGTGCGAAGGCATACGCGGGACGCAAAACGGCCAAGAGGGCCGGGCAAAAGCCAGAAGCAAAACAGCGCCAGGCGTTGCAAAAGCAATGGCTGAACAGTGGGGGTAAGCAGATGAAACCGAAAACAAAATCCGATCTGATGGCCGAGTGGGCCAGCCAGCCCGACCAGCTCAAAAGAGAGCGGGAAGTCAAGGCCATCCGCAAGGCGATGGACGACGCCCGCGTCGTGATGCAGGACGGTCTGACCCGGTACGTCAAGAAAAAGACCAAAGCTCGCAGCATGGCAAAGGCTGAAGCCGACCCCTTTGCTGAACTGGAAGACTGGGAAAGCATGGAGCAGATTCAGGATGCCTACGGCTATGGCGAGATCACCGCCGACAGGCGGGACAAGCTCACCGACCTGTGGGAAGCCCGGGAAGCTGCCAGAAACAGCCGCAAGGGCGCAGACAAGTACCACGACCTTGTAACGGAGATGCTGGAAACGGCTATCCGCCGGGTGGGCAATGAGTACGCAGATATGCTGTTTGAGTATGACCAGCAGCGCAGGGAAGCTGAAAAGCAGTGCGAGCAGCTGGCAATGGAAGGGATGATGAAAAAATGACCGACATTGAAAAATCAATTGCCAAGCTCCAGAGGTGCTTCCCGGGAAGTTATATTACTGACCGGAACGAGCTTATTGTCCATCCGAGGACAAACCAGTATATTATTCTGGAAAACATCGGAACGGAAGATGCCATCAAGGCCAAAGTGCTGGAGTGGCTTTCACGGGCGGCATTTAAAACCGCACCGTATTCACAGGAGTGGAGAAATCGAAAATTCCACAAATATATGAGAGACGGCATCAATGCTTTTCTGGATACCGATTTCTCCGAGGATGATATGAAGCTGATTTACACATACATGGGGCTTGCCTGCGACCGTTGCCTGACGCTCATGTTTATCGACCACGACATGAGCATCGAGTGGCTGAAGGAGCACGTATCATGAAGCTAACCCTCTACGGCGACCCGCGCACCAAGAAAAACTCTGCCCGCATTCTCCGCACGCGCGCTGGTGCTATATTTGTGGCCCCTAGCAAGGCTTACGTGGAGTATGAGACGGACTGCCTGCGGCAAATCAAAAGGCCGCACAGCCCCATTTCTGCCCGCGTGAACGTGAGGTGCGTTTACTACATGAAGACCGCCCGCCGGGTCGATCTGGCAAACCTCATCGAGGCTACAACGGACATTCTGGTGAAAGCCGGAGTACTGGCGGACGACAACAGCAAGATTGTTGCCGCCCACGATGGCAGCCGGGTGGAGCTTGACCGGGAGAAACCCCGGGTGGAAATTGAGATTGAAGAAATGGAGGACAAAAATGGATAACCCCAGATTGATTGATGCGAACGTGCTTCGGAAGCGCATCGAAGAAAGAATTCAAGAGTTTGACAAAGAGGCATCGGCAGCCAGCGCTTTTATTGGCTACGCCTTTGATGACGTGCTTGATTACATCGACACTACGCCAACTATTGCACTTGAAACCGAGGCTCAGTATTGGCGCAATCCTGAAACAGACCCGCCGAAGGTCGAAGAAGAAGTGCTGATTATGTATCAGACCGCATCTGGAGAATGCGGAATCACAACAGCCCACTACGAAGATGGAACGCTCTTATCCCAAGATAGCATTTTTTACTGGGATGAACTTGCAGAATGGGGCGAGCTGGATGAAGAACATGATGATTACATCATCCCCAAAGGGTGGTGGGAGTATCGCCACTTCAATCAGGACGAAGTCTACAACAACCGGGTAGATTATCCTGTGAGGGGCTGGATGCCTTTGCCGCCGAAGGAGGAAATGCAACATGACCCACACACGGATACCTGACTCCGACGCACCAAAGCCTGACAGCGGCGTGGACTACCGCACCGTCAAGGCGTGGTTTCAGCAGTGCCGCGAACTTGCGGCGGCTATCGAAATCCAGAAGCAAAAAATACAGCGCATCCGGGACGTGGCAGAAAAATGCACTCAGAGCCTGAGCGGGATGCCTGCGGGTGGTGGCAATGGGGACAAGGTGGGCTTCGCTGTAGAGCAGCTGGACACCGAGCGCCGACAGCTTCAGAGGATGGAGACGGACCTGTGCAATCTGCGTGTCGAGGCAACCCGGCGGGCATACTGCCTGATAGCCGAGCCGGAATGCGCCGAAGCGATTTGCGAGCACTATGTCATAGGCAAGTCTCACAAGGAAATCGCAAAAGAAGTCGGCGTATGTGGGGCAGAGGTGGTCTACCGGCGAATCAAACGCGGATGCATGGCTCTGGCCGAGATATGGGACGAGTTTTCTGACGTGCAAAGTGTACAATATGCACAAGAAAACACAGCATGATTTTGGCAGGGGTCGGCCCTTTTCAAGTCTGCAAGCTTAGATGTAAAATTTTAATAAGCGGTTCAGCGCTAAGCGGTGGCCGCTTGCCACGCAACTTCCAGAACGGTCCCTTCCTTGTGACAAATTTTCATGCTTTCCTGTTCTCCTTCACCGTTTTGCGGGCTGCTTCTATGCGAGATTTTGGCACGGCTCCATTCAGGGCGGCGGCTCTGAGTGTCTGGGGAAGGACGCACGCATCCCTCTCCGCGTGGTTCGAATCCACGGTTTCGCACCATATGGCGCATGGACTCATCCCCCACAAAGCTGCACGCTTAACCTCCCGTGCCACGAGAGAAGGCTTTGAATCCCCGAGGGTGTGGGTAGGCTTCCCGACGGGATGTGCGTCAAACAACAGCCCCGGCAGAGAACCGGGGCTGTTTTATATGGCCGCCTGAGCGCAGTTTGGAGCGCGTGTCAGCTGAGATATTGCTGGCTGGTTCGAGTCCAAGGGCGGTGTTTTATACTCCGGTAGCTCAAGTGGTAGAGCAGCGGTCTCCAAAACCGCATGTTGCAGGTTCGAGTCCTGCCGGGAGTGCTTGCGTGATCTGACGAGAGCGGGGAGCGCAATAGCGGGGCATCCAGCCGCGAAAGTTCTGGATGCAGAGGCTTTGTGCCCGACAAGCAAAGCCTCTTATTATATGCCGTCATAGCTCAATAGGCAGAGCGCCGCCCATTTAAGGCGGGACAACATTGGCGATACCACGGGAACATCACTGCACAGCCAACCACTGCGCACATCCATTCCGTGGGTGCCGGTTCGAATCCGGCTGGCGGCACATTCGATATTTTGACCGTTCGGATTTTCCGGGCGGTTTTTCTTTTGCGTGAGTTTAGAGAGGTGGTGGCTGTGGGGGCAAAACTGACAGACCGACAGAAAAAGAAAATCATTGCAGACTATGTGCAACTCCACAATTACCGCAAAACTGCCAAGCTGAACAACGTCGCCGAAAGCACTGTGCGCAAGGTTGTGAGCGAAAATCCGGTATGTGCAGATTTGTGCGCCAAGAAAAAAGAGCAGAACACGCAGGACATGCTTTCCTACTTAGGCGGCAAGCGCGAGGAAGCACAGGATCTTCTCGGGCTGTACCTGAAAGCGATGGCAGACCCAGACAAAATTGCAGAAGCGACGCTGCCGCAGCTGTCCACGGCGTTTGGCACCATCGTGGACAAGTTTGCTATGCTGGGAGACCAAAGCGGCATAGAAGTCCCGGACGATGGCCTGCTTGAGGCTCTGAGCGCCGCCGCAGACATCAGCCCGCCGGATGACGTGGAGATGCTACCAGAGGAAGAGAACGACCATGCGGAAAAGTAACGGTTTTCGATGGAAAGCCCTCAGCCAGCGGCAAAAGCAGGTCTTGAGCTGGTGGACACCGCAGAGTGCATACAGCGGCTACAACGGCATCATTGCAGATGGCGCTATCCGCTCGGGCAAGACCTTTGCCATGAGCTTCTCTTTCGTCCAGTGGGCTATGACCTGCTACAGCGGCCAGCAGTTTGCCATGTGTGGCAAGACCATCGCCAGCTTCCGGCGCAACGTGCTGGGAACGCTCAAGCAGCAGCTTGCAGCCCGTGGCTACAACGTCAAGGAGCACCGGGCCGAAAACTGCATGACCGTCAGCAAGGGCGGCAGAACCAACGAGTTTTACTTCTTCGGCGGCAAGGACGAGAGCAGTCAGGACTTGATTCAGGGCATCACCCTTGCGGGCGCGTTCTTCGACGAGGTGGCCCTGATGCCGCAAAGCTTCGTCAATCAGGCCACAGCCCGTTGCTCTGTTACCGGGTCAAAGTTCTGGTTCAACTGCAACCCGGGCAGCCCGCAGCATTGGTTTTATCTCGAGTGGGTGCGGAAATGCCGTTCCCGCAAGATGATGTATCTCCATTTCACGATGGACGACAACCTGTCGCTTTCTGAGGACATCAAGGCCAGATACCGCAGCCAGTACAGCGGCGTTTTCTACCAACGCTACATTCTGGGACTGTGGACGGTGGCCGAGGGCCTTGTATATGACATGTTCGACCGCCGGAAGCACGTTGTCGATGAGCTTCCGGCGCTGTCTCCAAAGAGCTCCTATGTGGCGTGCGACTTTGGCACCCAGAACGCAACGACCTTTCTACTGTTCCAGAAGCAGGCGGATGCAGACTGCTGGATCGTCACCCGGGAGTACTACTACAGCGGCCGCGAACAGAAGCGGCAAAAGACCGTGGGCGAGTACGTCACAGACCTCAAGGCGTGGCTGAATGGTCTCAAGCCGGAGAGGATCATCGTTGACCCCTCTGCCCTGCCCCTGATTACAGAGCTGCGCAAGAACGGATTCACGCAGACTCCTGCAAACAACGACGTTCTAAGCGGCATTCTGGACGTGCAGACCATGCTGCAGACCGGGCGGCTGAAGATTTACAAAGACTGCAAGCACACGCTGGAAGAGTTTGGCGTGTACGCTTGGGATCCAGATAAAGACGACACCGTGCTGAAGGTCAACGACCACTGCATGGACGCTATCCGCTATTTCGTGCGCACAAAGCGCCTTGTGAAACTGAGGGATTGATTTTGAGCACTGTATACACATTCCAGACCTTCCAGCAGGCGCAAGCCGTCAGGGAACAGCCTGATTTCATCCGGCGATTCGTGCAGCAGCACTGCACTTCCGGGCCTTACAAGATGGCGTTGGACGCCGACCTGTACGATGCCCAGAAAAACCCGGGGGCTGAGCGCTTCGCGCAGGCTTACGCTTTGATGCTGAAACGCCTGTCCAAAAACACCAAGCAGGACACCCCACACCCCGATATGGTCAAGAGCAATCTGTTCCGGCGACTCAACAAGCAGCGGGCGACCTACTCCCTCGGCAACGGCGTGGTCTTTGCGGACGATGGCGTGGACAAGGACAGGCTGGGGCAGAACTTTGACGAGCAGATCCAGAAGGCCGGATATTTCGCCCTGATCCACGGCGAGAGCTTCGGATTCTGGAACAACGACCATCTGGTGGTTTTCAAGCTGACCGAGTTCGCGCCCCTGTACGATGAAAAGACAGGCCTTTTGCAGGCAGGCGTGCGCTTCTGGCGGCTGAACCCGGACACGGATATGCACTATATCCTGTACGAGCTGGACGGATTCACTGAGTACACAGAAAGCAAAATCGGCAGCACGATGAAGGAGACCGTGAAGAAGCAGGCATACAAGAGCGTGACTGTCACAACCCCCGGCGGCGGGCTGGAAAGCGTGGAGGGCGAAAACTATAGTGCTCTTCCCATTGTGCCGCTGTGGGGCTCCGACCTGCACCAGAGCACCCTTGTGGGGCTGAAAGCCTACATTGACAACACCGATCTGGTGATGTCTGGCTTCTGCAATGACCTGCAGGACTGTGCACAAATTTATTGGCTGTGCGAGAACTTCAACGGCATGACCGATGATGAACTCGTGGAGTATCTCACCAAGCTGAATCTGTACCACATTGCAGGCGCAGACACCAGCGAGGGCGGCAAGATCACCCCCTACACCACCGAAATTCCCGTGACGGCCCGGCAGACTCTGCTGGAGTTGCTCCACACCCGAGTGTATGAGGACTTCGGCGGTCTGGACGTGCATTGTGTCAGCGCGGACAGCACCAACGACCATCTGGATGCGGCCTATGAACCGCTGAACCAGAACGCAGACGACTTCGAGGCGCAGGTCAAGCCGTTCATCCGGCAGATCTGCGCGCTGGCTGGCTTTGACAACGCAATGCCGACATTCAACCGCAGCAAGATCACCAACACCGCCGAACAGGTCAGCATGGTGATTTCCGAGGCCACCATCATCGGGCAGGACATGGCCATTGACCTGCTGCCCAACCTGACCCCGGAACAAAAGGAGCAGGCCAAGGCCGCGCTGATGGCTGAGAGCGCAACACGGGAGACCGTGGACGAGGACACAGACGAGGAGGACAATAATGATGAGTAAGAATGAAGACTACCCGCTTGTTCAGGCTTTTATTAACGCCCTGAACGCAAAATCTCAGAATGAAGTTGAAAAACAGGCCGAGATTATGTACGACCAAGTGTTCCGAAACCGTTATAGCGGCAGAGACAGCCATGAAACAAGCCGACCGTGACCGCATCTCTACCCGCCAGCTGAACCGCCTGCGCCGCCGTATCCTACGGGTGTACGGCACTGCCCGCCGGGAGATGCAGGAGCAACTTACCGAGTTTCTGGCAAAGTACAAAGCGCTGGACGAGCGCAAGCGGGCGCAGCTGGATGCAGGCGAGATTACAGAGGACGACTACCGCATCTGGCTGCAAAATCAGGTCTTTCAATCCGATTTGATGCGCGCCAAGCTGGACGGCATCACCCAGACCTGCACCACAGCCCAAGAGACGGCCTACAAGCTGGCCCGGGACGAGCAATACAATATCTTTTCCTTTGGCGCAAACTGGGCTTTCTACGAGCTGGAACAGGCCGCAGGTGTGACGTTCGGGCTGACCCTGTACAACACCGAAGCGGTCAAGCTCCTGCTGAAGGAGAATCCCCGCATGGTGCCCAACAAGCGTATCAAGAGCGAGAGCAACCGCACCTATGATGCCCGGGTGTTCAATCGCTACGTCATGCAGGGCATTGTGCAGGGCAAGGGCGTCCACGACATCGCCGTGCAGGCCGTCAACGGCATGGCAGACACAGAGATACACTGGGCCATGAACAACGCCATCACGGCCCTTACCAGCGCCCAGAACGCTGGGGCTTTGCAGCAGATGCATAACGCCAAGGCTTTGGGCATCGAGGTCAAAAAGCGGTGGAACTCCACCCACGACTACCGCACCCGTGAGATGCACCGCCTGCTTGACCAGCAGACGGCAGAGCTTGACGAGCCGTTCAAGGTCATGGGTTACGAGATTCAGCGCCCCGGAGACCCAAACGCAGCGCCGGAGATGGTCTACCACTGCCGCTGCGTGCTGTCCTCTGCACTTGGCAAGTATCCCCGGCAGAACGCCATGCAGCGAGACAATGTGACCAAAGAAACCACCCCCGTCATGGATTACACCGAGTGGTATAAATCCAAGGGCGGCAAGGAAGCCGAACAGATGTGGTGGGCGAAAGAGCGAAAGAGAAAGAAGGAAAAGTGAGCCATGAAATTTGAATACGACATCAAATTCACCGACAACACCCCGCAGCTGCATGAAGCGCTGGACTCGTGGGCAGAGCGGGTGCTGACCATCTGGGGCATGAAGGTGCAGGACTACGCCCAGCTGCTTGTGCCCACCGGCACGGCAGACAGCACGGGCATTGAGGGCTATGTGGGCGGCGCGCTCAAGCAGAGCCTGACCTACGCCGTAGACCTCGCAAAAAAGACCGTGACCATCGGGTCAAACCTGTTTTACAGCGTGTATGTGGAGCTGGGCACGGGCGTTCACGCCACAAACGGAAACGGGCGCAAAACGCCGTGGGTCTGGAAGGACTTCAACGGCAAGTGGCACTTTACCCGGGGCATGGCTCCACGCCCGTTCCTCCGCCCGGCGGTGGAAGATCATATTGACGAGCTGCGAGAAATCGCGGTGGAAAAAGGAAGCAAGGAGGAATAAGTATGGATAACAATGTTTATACCGCTCGATTTGAATGTAGTTGTACAGTTGAAGATTTCAAAAAATTTCAAGAGTTAGCTCAAGAGATGATAGAGAGAAACAGTTTTCAGGGTGTTGACCTCTCTCCATATTACCAGCAGGAGACAAAAGAACGGATTCTTTTGGTTGAAATGCAGAAAGCAAGAGAACATCTTCAGGAACTTTGCGATAATGCGTATGGAAAAGGAAATCGCGTTATTATGGTATCTTCTCAGAAATCAATTTAATACTCAGCGGTTGGCGCACAGCGTCAGCCGCTTTTTTATGCCGCTTTAGCTCAGGCTGGCAGAGCACCGGACTTTTAATCCGGGGGCCGTGGGTTCAAGCCCCACAAGCGGCACCACACCGGCAGCACGTCCGGCAAATAAACCTTATCGCCAAGCATGGCAGCCCGAGCAAGGGCGGAAAGGACTATCACATGGCACTCAAAAGAGCTGACATCCGCACGATTCTGGAGAACCCCGAAACCTCCAACGATGACAAGGCCAAGGCCATTCTGGACGCCCTGCACAAGGAGACGGACGAACTCAAAGACCAGCTGGATGCAGAAAAAACAGCCCGCACACAGGCCGAGAAAGACCGGGACGCAGCCAACGGCGGCAAGCAGGCCGCTGAAAAGGCGCTGAACGACTACAAGGCCCAGCAGACCCAAAAGGACACCCACGCAGCCAAGGAAGCCAAGTTCCGGGAGCTGCTGAAGTCCGCCGGGGTGCTGGACAAGTATGCTGATCGGGTCGTGCGGCTGTCTGGCGAGGATATCGACAAGCTGGAACTGGACGATAAGGGCGAGGTCAAGGACGCCAAGAAGCACGCCGACAGCCTGAAAGCTGATTGGAGCGACTTCGTAGGAACTACGACCACCACCGGCGCAAAGGTGGATACCCCGCCCACCAACACCGGCTCCAAAATGACCAAAGACCAAATTTTTGCAATCAAGGACGCTGGCGAACGTCAGGCGGCCATTGCAGCAAATGCCGACCTTTTCACGGGCGGCGGAAAGGAATAACACATGGCAGCAAAAGAAAACCTTATCGTAACTACCGACATTACCGTCAACCCCCGAGAAATCGACTTCGTCACCCGCTTCCAGCGCAACTGGCAGCATCTGCGCGACATCATGGGCATCATGCGCCCCATCCGGATGCAGCCCGGCACTACCCTCAAGAGCAAGTATGCCGAGGGTACGCTCCAGAGCGGCACTGTTGCTGAGGGCGAGGAAATCCCCTACAGCAAGTTCACCGTCAAAGAAAAGACCTATGCTGACATTACTGTCGAAAAGTTCGCCAAAGCCGTCTCTCTGGAAGCCATCAAGAAGTACGGCTACGATGTCGCCGTTCAGAAGACCGATGACGAGTTCCTGTACCAGCTGACCGCGAACGTCACCGACCGCTTCTACAAGTACCTGAACACCGGCACTCTGAAAGGCACCCCCAAGACCTTCCAGATGGCTCTGGCGATGGCAAAGGGCAGCGTTGAGGACAAGTTCAAGAACATGCACCGCACCGTCACCGGCGTCGTGGGCTTCGCCAACATTCTGGATGTGTACGAGTACCTGGGCGCGGCCAACATCACCGTCCAGAACCAGTTTGGCTTCCAGTACATCAAGGACTTCATGGGTTACAACACCATCTTCCTGCTTTCCAGCGGCGAAATCGCGCGTGGAAAGATCATCGCAACCCCGGTGGACAACATCGTCCTGTACTATGTTGACCCCGCCGACAGCGACTTTTCCAAGGCCGGTCTGGTCTACACCACCGCGGGCGAGGCAAGCAACCTCATCGGCTTCCACACTCAGGGCAACTACCACACCGCGGTCTCTGAGAGCTTCGCCGTCATGGGAATGACCCTGTTCGCTGAGTATCTGGACGGCATCTCTGTCCAGACTATTACCCCGGGCGAGTAATCGCCCCTTTTGAGTAGGAGGCACCCAATGACAGTCCCCGAGCTGTGCGTTTACACGCACAATTTTTTTGACCGGGCGGACGACCCCGTTGCCGGGGAGTTCGCCTTTGAGCCGGACACCGTGCCCTCCGGGGTAGTGCCGGGGCAGTATTTCCTCGTGTGCGGATCCATCTTCAATGACGGCGTGCACAAGGCCGGGGACGGTGATCTGACTGCCGAGACCTTTAACGGCACGGTGCAGCCTATGCGCGTGCCGCCTGATTTTGTGGCGCTGGCTGAAAAAATCGACGCATACGACAAGGCGCTCCCGGCCGGCGGTGTGTATGTGTCCCAGTCCTTCGGCGGCTGGTCTGGCACGATGGCTGCAGGCGCGGACGGCCTGCCCGCAGACGGAAAGACCCGCTATAAATCCGAGATCAATCATTGGAGGAAGATGTGACATGGTCAATTCGTTCACTGCATCCACCGTGATGCAGAGCTTCACCAAAAAATACCGTTTCCAGACCCGCAGTTATGAGCCGGACGGCGTCGGCGGCTTTGTCTCCGGCTGGACGGACGGCCCGGAATTTGAGGCCGTAGAGCGTCACGATACCACCGTGGAGGCTCAGGTTGCAGAGCAGGCGGCTACAGCGTCCACCTATACGCTGCTGGTCAACACCGGTGTGCCGCTGGCTTTTCCGGACTACGTCAAGCGGGTGAGCGACGGGCAGACCTTTCAGGTGACGAGCGCAGCCGATGAGGGCAGCGCTCCGGAAGAATCCGGCATGGGCCTGCGGGCCGTGAAGTGCAAAAAGGCGGTGCTGCCGTAATGGGACCGTCTGAGAGCATCAACCGGGCGCTGAACACGTTTTTCAACGGCTTTGGCATCCCGGGCTATCTGGAAGATAATATCCCTCCCGGCGCAGAACTGCCGTATCTGACCTATCAGCCGACAATTCCCGGCGGGTGGAACGAGTCGACATCCTTCCACGCCCGGCTGTGGTACCCAAGCAAGGGCGGCAGAGCCCCCATCCTGCAAACCGAGGATACGATCAGCGCGGCCCTCGAAGACAGCACAACGCTTTCCTGCGAGGGCGGCGCTATTCTTTTGCAAAAAGGCACCCCATGGGCACAGCCCCTCGACAACCCGCCTGAAGGGTATCTGTGCGAATATCTCAATTTTGAAATCACGCAATTTTGCGAGTAAGGAGCATTATGGCAAGAAAATTTTCCAAAATTTCGCAGAAAGCGTTCGAATCCATGCAGTTCAACGCAGGCATCGTGGTCAACAAGTTTGATGTAACCGGCGAGACCGAAGTTCAGGACGCAGACATTATCACTGCCACGACCGGCGGCATCACCGCGACCTGCAAGGCGAACTTCACCGATCTTGGCGAAGACGTGGACAACGCCCAGAAGAACACCGCAGAGCTGATGCAGATTGAAGACTACGACTGCACGCTGGCCTTTACGGCCCTGAACGTCACAACGGACGTTATCAAGCTGGCGCTGGGCGCTGCGGATGTGAGCGACAAGAAGGTCACGCCCCGCATGACGCTGAATCCCACCGCCAGCACCGGCGACTTCAAGGACATCTGGTGGGTTGGAGACACGCTGGATGGCGGTATGGTTGCAGTCCGGCTGATGAATGCACTGTCCACCGGCGGTTTGACCCTGAAGACGACCGACAAGGGCAAGGGCAACATTGCAGTCACCCTGACCGGCTGCCCCCGTCTGGGCAGTGATGTGGTGCCTATGGAGTGGTACTACAGCCCCAAGGCCGCAGCATAAGGAGGTTACAACATGAAAACCCTGAACCAGATGGACGAAACCGAGTTCCTGCGGCGCTGCTGGCTCATCGCTGATGCGGTGTCTGACCTGCTGACCAAGACCAAAGTCATGGATCTGCGCAAGGTCATGCCGGTTTTCAACGGCAGCGAGACCGAGGAAGAAAAGAAGCAGAAGAGGGAAGAGCAGAGCCGAAAAAACCTCAAGGCAATGGCGAAAAGCCTGCTCTTTGAGAACGCTGAGGCTACCGCCAAGCTGCTTCCGCTGCTCTATGAGCCGGACGTGGACAAGGACGGCAAGCCAGAGACTATGACGCCGTTCAAGACCCTGCGCGTTATCACTGCCACCATCGAGGACAAGGACGTGCTGGATTTTTTGTTATCGTTGGCGAAGCTGGGCCAGACGAGTATCGACGCCTGACTTCGTCCATTCGGCTCGATATGCTGCGGCTCGTTGGCAAGCCCTACATCGTCCAGCACATCATGAACACCCGTCGGCAAGAGGCTATTGCTTTGAGCTACCGGGCATACATGACGGACACGCTGGCAAGCTTCGCATGCGTAGAAGAGCGCTGGGCTGACCGGGTGGCGGGAATCATCGACCCCCGCCCCTCAGAGCCACAGCAAAGCGCCGAAGAAGTGATACAGAGAATAAAAAATGGCTTGAATGGGGGTGATGGAACCTGAAACTTTTTGAATTGAGCGCCACCCTCGGGCTGGACGACAGCGCCTACCGGCAGGGCGTGGAAGAGGCGAAGTCTCAGACTAAGGCTGCTGTCTCCACCATGATGAAGGATTATAACCGGCTGTACAGTGAGGTCATTCACCTTACGGCAGCCTACCAGAAATCACGGAAAGAGACCGGGGAAACCTCCAAAGAAACCAAGGAATTTGCCCAGAAACTGAAAGAAGCTCAGGCCCAACTCAATACCACGGCACAGGGGCTAAGGACTGCGGAAGGGTACATGAACAGCTTCGGGGATGCCACCGGAAAAGCATCTAAAGCGAATAAAAGCCTTGCCGAAGAGCTTACCGCCTCTATAACAAAAGGAATGACGCTGTCAAACGTCATTCTAAAGGCAGGCAGTGTGGCGTTTGACGCCGCTAAAAATTTTGTACAGTCCGGCATCGAGTACAACGCCCAGATCGAGAAATACACCACCGGCTTTACCAATATGCTGGGCAGCGCAGAGGCCGCGAACGAGGCCATGAAAGCCATTCAGGAGGATGCAGCCCGCACACCTTTTGATGTGGCATCGCTTACCGAGGCAAACCAGCTGCTTATCAGTGCCGGTGAAAATGCCGGGTATTCCCGTAAGCTCATTATGGCACTGGGCGATGCTGTCTCGGCCACCGGCGGCGGCAATGTGGAGCTGTCCCGTATGGCGGGCAACCTGCAACAGATCGCCAACGTGGGCAAAGCGACGGCTGTAGACATCAAGCAGTTTGCCTACGCAGGCATCAACATCTATCAGGTTTTGGCGGACTACACCGGCAAATCGGTGCAGGATGTCCAGAACATGACGGTCAGCTACAACCTGCTATCGGAGGCCCTTATCGCGGCCAGCGAAGAGGGCGGGCGCTACTACAACGCCATGGATGCCCAGAGCCAGACCATGAACGGCCGCGTGTCTACCCTGAAAGACAACGTGAGCCAGCTGGCCGGACTCATGACGGGAAATTTGTCTGAGGCTGTCGGTACGGCCATATCAAAGCTTAATGATATGACGGTGGCCGCGCAGGAAGCCTACAAAACCGACGGATGGACGGGCCTTATCGGGGAGATAACCGGACTTTCCGGTGTGATCGACAAGGCAAAGTCCTCACTTGTGGGCCTGAAAGCTGTTGCTGATTCCTTCAGAAAAGGCGAAATTTCGCTTTTTAGTGGCGACTGGGATGCTGTGTACTGGAATGCATTTAACGCTGACCAGACAACAAAACAGGGGAAAAAGGACTGGGATGAATCTCACGCTGGGATGGTGTGGGACGAGAATGACGGCTGGGTGCCTGCAAAGCCTTCTGGCAAAAGCAAAAGCTCTATTACCACTTCGCCCACCACTACCACTTCGCCCACCACAACCACAACTCCAACCCAAAAGCACGTCGCCGCCGATACCAAAAAGCTGGCCGACACCATCAAGGAGACCTCGCAGGAGATCCTCGCCGGTACTGGCAACATCGTCGGCAGCATCCAGCGCGTGACCGAGACCGCCGACAACACCTACAACGTCTACGACGGCACCACCAAGGAGCTGAAAGGCACCACCAAAGAGACGGTGCAGACCATCACGGACTCGTGGACTGAGGTAGTGGACGGCACAGAAAAGACCATCAAGAAAATCACAAAAAACGTGACCGATGCGGCCGGAAAAGTGACGACCACGACCACGCAGACGTGTGACAAGGTGGTTTTGTCTGTCTCTGAGATGCAGAAACGCATCGACAATCAGCTCAGCGAGGCACAGAACAAATGGAAGAGCGGCATCATGGGGACGCTGCAAAGCACGATCTCCGACCTCAAAAACGGCAACTGGTCGGGCCTCGCCACAGACTTTGCAAAGCTGGTGTGGGGCGAGGTCACGCAGGAGCAGCGAAACATCATCTCCAAGTGGCTGACAGACGCCCTCACGGCGGTAAATGACAGCTACTCCGGAGGCGGTCTGAGCGCGGCGAAAGACACCATCAAGGCGCTTTTTGGCGACGGCATCGCCGAGGGTGCTACCGAGGCAGGCACAGCCGTCAAGAGCTTTTCCCAGATCCTTGACGGTCTGAACGCCTCCGGAGGCGTGGGCACAAAGCTGGCGGGCATCGCTGGCAGCTTCACCGGTATGGCAGGCACCATCACAAAGGCTCTGAGCGGCATTGTGGGCTTCATCGTGTCAAACCCGGTGGTGGCGGTCATCCTCGGCCTGACGGCCCTTGTGGGCGGCGCTGCGCTGTCTGCGTGGTCGAAGAACAGGGACGAGAAGCTCACGAACAACTACGAAAGCCCCTTCAGCAAGACCCCTGTGTACGACTCGCTGGCGGAGTTTTCTTACCGCGCTGACCAGTTCAACCGCTACAAGGGCCTCACGGCGTCGCCCTTCAGCAGCGGCCAGCAGGACACCACCGGCAGACAGCAGCTCAGTGTGCTCCAGCGCATCTCCAACTCGCTGGATGAGCATCTTCCCGCCATCGGAACGGGCACGCTGGTCATCGACGCCAACGGCGTGCAGGCTCTCGCCGGTGCGATGCAGCCGACACTTGTGGACGGCATTGATGGAGACTTGGGCATTCGCTCGACCCGGAAAGCGAGGGGAGGCTAAATGGCAGCATTACAGGGCGTCAAAATCGGAGACCACCACACCCTCAAGGACTGGGGGCTTTACCTTGTGGTCGGCGGCACAACCGTCGGCCCGGCAGAGCCGGACGAAAGTCTTCTGGTTAAAGTGCCTTTCAGCGACCGCATTTTAGACCTTTCCAAGTCGATGGACGGCAAAGTCCACTACACCCAGCGCAAGATCACCATCACGCTCAAGTGCGTAAAGCCGAAAAGGCTTTGGCCCAAGGTGCAGAGCACGCTGGAGAACGCGCTGCAAGGGCAATGGCTGAAATGCGTTTTCGATGATGACCCGGCATGGTACTGGGAGGGATTCTGGACGGTCACACCCCAAAGCCGCGACCGGTGGGAGAATGTCTTTACCATCGCTGGCATCTGCAACCCCTATAAGACCAACACCACCGCAGCGGCGGGCGCTGACTGGCTGTGGGACAGCTTCAGCTTCGAAGAAGACACCATCTATGACACGCCGACGGAGGTGAAAAGCCTGTGAGCTACAAAATCTATGCCGGCACGCAGACCGCCGTAGGCGAGTGGGACACCAAAGCGTGCATCTACGACCCTGCGGCGGAAGACCTGCGCACCACGGCCACCATGCTCATCTCCCCCACTCTTACCCGAGAGGCTGGCAAAGCAGGCAGCCTTGAGTTTACCATCCCGCTGGGCAACGTCGCCCACTCTGCGCTGCAAAAGCTCAAGACTATCGTGGAGGTAGAGCAGGACGGCAAGACCCTATGGCGTGGGCGGGTCATGAGCCACGAGATGGATTTCTATCTGCGGCAAAAGGTGTACTGCGAAGGCGAGCTTGCCTACTTCAACGACAGCTCCCTCGTGCCATACAAGTACACGGACATCAGCATCAAGGAATTTCTGGCCAAGGTCATCAGCAACCACAACGGCCAGACAGACCGGTACAAGCGCTTTACTCTCGGCATCGTAAATGTGTTTGAGGGTGGCCCACAGGAGTCTTTCCAGACGGTCTACATGGGTAATTGCGTAGTAGAACACCATAGAGACAGCGACGGAGACAATGAGTATTGGTTGGAGGATGCTGATAAAAGGTGGATATGCGATGTAAACAGCTACTCCGTTCCAATTGGGGAGTACATTAACAGAGATAATGCGATATGCGTTGTCTCCTATGACAGTACTTCTTCATACACGGTGGAGCGAAACGTAGCCTACAAAAACGGCAATTTTTACTCACTGAGCGCTACGCAGAAAGACTCGAAATACATTTACACCATCGGCACCACCCCGCTGACAAGCTGGAAACTGACCGATGACGGAGCGATTCAGCTCTATGACTCCAGCACGGGAAGCTGGTCGACCTGCACGGGTTACTATCTGCACGACTTCGACGCCTCGACCAACGAGGCCCTCGATTTCGGCGATGGCAAAAACTTCGGCACCACGTGGGACATCCTGCAATCCGAACTGACGGACGTGTACGGCGGCTACTTTGCCGTCCGCTACTCTGATGACGGAAAGACCCGGTATCTGGATTATCTGGCCGATGACGGCATCACAGAGACGAACCCGCAGCCTGTGGAGTTTGGCGTCAATATGCTTGATTTGACCAACTACGTCAAGGCCGAGGACATCGTCACCCAGGTCATCGCGGTGGGCTACAAGTCAAAGGGCTGGTGGATCTTCAAGAGCACGAAGACTATCAGCCAGACAGCCTACGACTTCGAAGCTCAAAAAGTCTACGGCGTCATCACCAAAGTCATCGTCCTCGACGGCAAGGCGTCCACAAATCAAAAGCTGCTGGACGCTGCGAACGAGGAGCTTCGAAGATGCCAGCAGCGCTATCTTGAGGGCATCGAGGTGAGCGCTGTTGACCTGCATGATGCCGGTATCGACGTAGAGCGTCTAGGCTGGATGAAAAAGACCCGCGTTATCTCGAAGCCCCACGGCCTTGATACACTGCTCCTGCTTTCTAAGGTGGTTGAGCCGCTGGACGCGCCGCAAAAGAAGCGCTTTACCTTCGGGACGAGCTTCTACTCCATCTCGGACTTGCAGGCCCTCAGCAGCCACAAGGCCTCGCTGGCTTACAGTATGTCCCTGAGCGCAGCGGGGTATCTGAACGGCGCAAAATAATAAACACGCGTGCAATCCCTACAAGTACAATGCCGCCGCCTACGCGGGCGCAGACTGGCTGTGGGACGATTTTTAATCTATGACGAGCCTACGGAGGTAAGGAACCTGTGAACAAGACTTTCGAAGAAAACATCAACGACGTCCGCACGGCAAGGCGGGGTGTCGAGGTGCGGGAGGCTATGGCTGAGAGCCTTGAGTATGTGGAGGGCTTTGCCTCCACCTCCACCCAAAAGGCAGAGGAGGCCGCAGCCAGCGCCGAAACTGCCGCCGAGGCCAAGGAAGCCGCCGCTGCCTCTGCTCAGACCGCAGAACGGCAGGCGGGTATTGCCACGCAGCAGGCCGAGGCCGCCGAAAGCTCTAAGACCGCTGCTGCCGAGTCTGCCAAGCGGGCGGAGCGGTTTGCCGTGGAGACCGAGGGACGTGTCACCACCGACAAAACCCTGACCGTCTCGGGCGCAGCGGCAGACGCAGCGGCGGTGGGCGACCGTATCAACGCCATTAAAATCGAAACCGACCCCACCCTCACCATCTCCGGCGCGGCGGCGGACGCAGCGGCCACCGGCGTACGCATCAAAATACTGGAGATGACGCAGGGCGTAGACGTGAGCGGCATCAGCTTTGTTTCGGCCTTCGACACGCTGGAGGGTGTGGCTCTGGAGGGTGTGTGGAACAAGGCGGCGAGCCGGGTGGAGTTTTGAGGAAGGAGGATTTGAATGCAGATCAAAGACTTAGCCATCGGCGACGGATATGTTTGCCTTATGGAAGGCAGTAGCAAGGTAAAGTTTTACGTGCTGGCCCACAACTATGAGTCCGGCCTGAACGGCAAGGGACGGACGCTGTTTTGCCGGGAGAGTCCGGTGACGAAGGGCGCACGAGCAACAGATAACCGCTCAGACAATGCTAATTGGCCCCTGTGTTTGGAGTGTTTATATTATAAAGCTACTTATTCGACCAACTTCACAACGACCGTGAAAAGCTGGATCGGAAGTACGAAAATCTATTATGACGAGTTGGATAATCCTTATAACAACAGTAGCATTAATGGTATAAATCAGCGCAGTGCTAACTTTAGCTTTTTTGCAATCTCGTCAGCGGAATTGGGGACATCGAGATTTGGGGGTTATAGCAATTCGGACGGTACGACTCTTTCTACTGCAGCACGTACTAGATTGGTAGCCATATACCGATCTTATAGCACCGCCTTTTGGACAAGAAGTCCCGGACGAAACTATACGGATCACCGTACCGACAGCGACGGCGATTCTACGTATTACTTTGGCAATGGTTTGTACATACAGAGCGTAAGCGGAACGAGTTTCAGTCTTGCAGAGAGTTGCACTGGGTCTTTCGGTTATCTGCCCTGTTTCACCCTGCCGGAGACGCTGTACATTGACAAAGACGGCTTCCCGACTGTGAACCAGCCGCCTAAGATCACTTCCGATGTGGGCGAAAGCGGCGTGGCGCTGGGAGAGAAGAACGAGCCGTTTACTCTGCCCTACACCGTGACCGACGGCGACGGAGACCTCATGACCATCACCGAAAAGGTGAACGGCGTGGCGCTGGCCGTCCGCGAGAACGTGGCCTCTGGCACCGAACTCACGGTACAGTGCCTGAGCGAGAAGGCCTTGTTCCAGCAGATCCTCAATGGAGAAAACACCCTGACTCTGGAAGCGAACGACGGAAAGACCACAGCAGAGTGGACCGCTACCTTTACCAAAAATGTGACCCGTGCCGTCCTCTCGCTGGCCCAGCCCCTGACGGCAGACGACACCATCACCGTGGCTGCGCTGACACTGGAGGGTAGTTTCCCGGCAGACATGAGCCTGACCGTGGATCTGACCAACAACGCACTGGACGACGCCCCCGTGTGGGAGAACTGCACCGACATCCAAAGCGGCAAGGCAAAGGCTTTCGTCCACCACAACTTTACCAACAAGGCCGCCGCCAAGGGAGCGGCTTTTAACTACAAGGTGACGATTACCCGGGGCGAGAGCGGCGTCGGCGGCAATATCACCATGATCGGAGGTGTCATCGGATGAGTCTTTGCAAGATGGATAAGAGCCTGAAGGAACTCCACCGGAAGCTGGCAGAGGAGCAGAAGCTCAGGGAGCTGCCCGGCCTCGTGGCGGAAATCGAGGACGCCCTGTGCGAGCAGGACATGGCATCAGAGAAACGGCTGGCGACTATCGAGGACTCGCTGTGCGAGCTGGACGCCGCCGTCAACAAGTAAGGAGGTAGCATATGGATAAAATCTGGGCAAACCGGCTCATCGCCGGGACTAAGACGTGGGGTGAGATGCCCGCAAGCCGCCGCCCCAAGGTCAAAGCGGAGCTGGCCAAACGGGTGGCCGAGGGGGAAATCACCGCAGAGCAGTACAAAGAAATCACGGAGGAGGACTATGATGAGTAGTAAGCTGCTGGAGCTGCTGGAAAAGGAGTAAAGCTTATGATCGAACTTAGTGTATCTCTTGCCTCCAACGGCGCTGCAAAGCTGGCAGGATATGAGCAGATGCTGCGCTTCGGCTACACCAAGAACCGGGGCGTGTACCAGCTGCGCATCGATGCCGCTCGCGAGTGGGAAGGGCTGGCCGTCCGCTGCTTCTGGCACGTCCCGGACGGAAAAGACCCGCCCTCCTCGCTGGTGGCGGACGGCTATGTGGACGTGCCTGCCAGCGTGACCGCACAGCCGGGCAACGGCTGCATCACCTTTGAGGGAAGCGACGGCACCAAGACCGTGACCAGCGCTGACCTGCGCTACCGGGTGGCCGCAAACTCCGGCACGGAGGACGGCACAGAGCCGGAACCGGGAACGCCTGCATGGCAGGCTTTCGTGGATGCCGTGAAGGAATCGGCAGCATCTGCGGAACAGTCCAAAACGGAAGCGCTGGACGCGGCAGAGCGGGCCGGGGCATCTGCCGATGAAGCGGCAGCGAGCGCGGCGTCGGCACTGGTAAGCGCGGAGAGCGCCGAGAAAAACGCCCTGTCTTCCGCTACCAGCGCCGCCGAAGCCACCCGTCAGGCAGAGCTTGCCGCACAGGCAGCAGAGAGCAAAGGCTTTCTGTATCTGGAAGATGATGACAACAGCGGTACTTTGTCGCTTGTGGCATCAGACAATCTGACCGACGACGTCACTTTGCAGGACGACGGGCAGGGTAATTTGGAGGTGGTATATAAATGAGCAAGAAAATGAAAATCGGCCCATACAGCGCCTACGCGATCGCCGTCAAGTACGGGTATACCGGCACGGAGGAGCAGTGGGTCAAGGAGCAGCACAACATGCAGAACAGGCTCGGGATAATGCTGAAACCGCAGCGACCCGGGCTGAAACTGCCCGACAGCAGACCGAAGAAGTCCGTGCCGACGCGCTGGACAAAATCAGCGCTGCAAAATCCGATGCGCTGGAGGCTGTGGCAGCCAAGCAGACGTCCGCGACCGCTGCGGTGGATACGGCCAAGACCAGTGCCCTCAACGACGTGGAAGCGGCCAAGGGTGCAGCGGTAAAGGCTGTGACGGATACGCAGTCTACCGCCACGCAGGCCGTCGATGCTGCCCGGGACAAAGCCGTTGAGCAGGTAAATGCCGCCACAGAAGCCGCAAAGACCGCAGCCAATGAAGCTGCCACCAGTGCGGGTAATGCGTCTACAAGCGCCCAGCAGGCCGCCGACAGCTTGCAGGAGCTGAAAGACGGCATTGCCAGTGGCAACTTCAAAGGTGAAAAGGGCGACAGGGGCGAAAAAGGAGACACCGGTGAGACTGGCCCTGCCGCCACTGTCACGGTCGGCACTGTGACCGGCCTTGGCGCTGGTGCTGCTCCGACCGTCACAAACTCCGGCGATGAGCACAATGCTGTGCTGAACTTTGGCATCCCCACCGCGAGCGCCATCGACATTGCCGTTGACGTGCTCTTTAAGCTTCCCCGCACCGGAAAGGTCTACACCGTAAAAATCCCACGCTTTGCCACGAACCCCACCGTCAACTGCGAAAAGCTGGACGACAACGCGGGCCTTGTGTGCGAGCCGTCTACCGACACTGTCGAGGGGCGGGATGATTATGCCGACATTCCTCTTTTCAAGTGGTACAACTGCAATTATAAGAGGGATTCCTCCGGCCACGCCTACCCCACCGCTATCGAGCATCTGAGCGATGACTACCGCAAGACCGGTATTGTTGATGTGGGCGTTATTCAAATGTCCCCTTACGTCCGGTGGGACGACAGTGACCCGGATTATATTCTGTGGTCTATCACAGACTCCCCGCGAGACGGATTTACCCCGTGGGCCGCTGCCAAGTCTGGCGACACCGTATATCCCTACGTCATTCACTCGAAGTTCTTCAGTGGCGTGGGCGAGGATGGTCTGCTGCGGAGCGTGTACGACCTCATTCCGGCGCGCGACCAGTCGTACTACAGCCTGATTACAGACTACGCCAAGAAGGGCGCTGGCTATAAGGGCGCAGGCGGCGAGAAAGCCGCATGGCAAATTCTGTTCAATTCTATCAAATACGCGGTGAAGTCCAGTCAGGAAAAGTACGCAGGATGCACGGGCTATAATCTCCAGTATCCCGCAGCTGTACAGCGAAGCGAGAAGCTGACATACTTCCCTGTCACAGCGGCGCAGGCGAAGAACTTGCCGGTCGGAAGCCGGGTTTCTGTTGGATACGGTTCTAAGGGCAGCGACGGCACTGTCAATAATGACCGTAGTGTTTCGACTATCCATCAGTATGCAGACGAAGCCAAAATTCTCAAGATTGAACCCATCGATGATACGACCAGTGCTGTGTATCTGGACTGCGACGCTTTTGACACGATGCCTGTCGCTCTATCTGACACCCTGAACGCACCTATCACTCTGTCTACGATGCACTGGCACAGCGGCACAACAGACGCGGTCATCGGCCATCATGATGGCAGTCCTGTCAGCAACACGGATTCTAAGCATCCCTACCGTGTACAGGGTATCGAGTATGCTGTGGGCGGCTATGAAGTGCTCAGTGATATGGTGCTCGCCTTTGACGACAGTAACGGCAAAGACGTATACGTCTGTCCTGCTGGCGTAGCGCATACCAAGACTGATGCGGAGATTCTGGCGAAGTATAAAAAGGTCGGCAACTTTCCTGCAGACGACTGGTGGATTGGAGATATCAGCTTTGACCCCGAGACCTGCGTAACATGGCCTGCAACGCAAGGCTCCGGAGATAAAACGGGTGTCGGCGACCGCATCCAGGGTGGTGGAAACGCAAGCAAGAACACCCTGCGCGAATACTTGCAAGGCGGTAATCTCTGGAACTGGTCGAATGCGGGCGCTTCGTATGTGTATTGCTGGCACTGGCTTTGGGGCGCGGGCTGGTATTGCTTGGCCGCCGATTGACACCTTGCGCCGGGGGTGAATGCCGCTTGCGGCAGAGGGGGAAGCCTTACTGAAAGCAAGGTGTCATGAGACAGCTATAAAACGAAAGGAGTTGTTGCACATGAAAGCAAGCTTCGATGCAGAGCAGCCAGCTGTTCGGTCTGTGCGTGACGGCCATACGCTGTATATTTTTATCTGTGTCAACGGCCAGTGGACGGAATGGAAGTACGATGAATCTCAGCCTGCACAGCAGGTGTGGGAATACGACTACCGGGAAATTGTGGCAGATGAGAGCAAAATCGACCTTGAGAAGGTGCGAGCTGCTCCTGAAAAGTATCTGGATTGGACAGAGCCTGTCGAGAAAACGGACGCCGAGAAAATTGCGGAGCTTCAGGAAAAGAACGAGATGCTTACACAATGTCTGATGGAAATGTCGGAGATTGTCTATGCATAAAATCACACAAAAAATCGAAAGGATGGTACTTATGATGGCTATGTTATGGGCACAGGAGATCATGTCCGCTGAGACTGTGGAGGAGGCAAAGGCTCTGTATGAGCGCTGCCCCCGTCTGCTGAAGCCGAAGGTGAAGGACATTCTCATCAAGAGCAGCTTTGAGGAAATCGTAGGCAAAAGCAACGCCTGAGAAAGGACGTGGTTGTATGAGCTTTCTTGAGTTTTTGAGCAGCCTCTTTGCGGGCCTTTTCGGCCCTTCCCGCCCCTTCGCAGATGCCTCTCCCGAGGTGCCCACAGTGGACACCAAAGTCTCCGCTCCCCCCGGCTGGGGCGGGCCGCTGCCTTACCGATACATCGACGTGAGCCGCTATCAGGGCAAAATCACCCTCGACGGCTGGCGCAAGGTCAAAGCGGCTGGCTACAAGGGCGTCATGCTCAAGACGGTATCCACCAACAAAAAGTTCTCCAAGCGGGCAGACGGCCTGTATATCGACCCAACCTTTGAGGATAACTACCGCAACGCCCGGGCTGCTGGGCTGGACGTGGGCGTCTACTACTACACCTACGCCATCAGCCGCACCGGTGCAGATAAGGAGCTGGCCCTTCTGGCCGAAGCTCTGCGGGGGAAAGAGCTGACCCTTCCGGTGGCTGTAGACGTAGAAGACAATAAGCTCAAGCAACTGGGAAAGCAGGCCCTCACCGACCTGACGGCTTATGCGCTGGCCCGTATCGAGGCGATGGGCTTTTACGCTCAGCTCTACACCTATACCAGCTTTGCCAACTCCCGCCTTTATATGGGCGGCGCAGCGCTCAAGCCTTACGACGTCTGGCTGGCCGATTACACCGGAAAGGCCCCCAAAGTGAGCTTTAAGTACAATGCGCACCAGCACACCAGCAAGGGCGCTGTGCCGGGCATCTCCGGCAACGTAGACCTCAACGTGACCACCCTCAACTACCCCCGTATCATCAGGAAGAAGGGTCTGACCCGTCTCCGGGAGGGCGCATGACTAAAGAGCAGGCTCTTTTGTGGGTGCTGGGCGTTGTTGGCAGCGTGTGTGCAGGAGCGGTCACGCTGGACAAAGTCTTGGACATCATCCACAAGTACATCAAAAAGGCGCAGGCCCCCGACGCCGCGCAAAACCAGCGGCTTGACGCCATCGAGCAACGGCTGGGCGCAGTCGAAAGCATTTCGTCTCAGCACGCAGCGGCCTTAAAACGCGACCTCACCCGCTTCGACGCGATCGACGAGGAGATTTGCTTGGCCCTTGATGGTGTGCGAAATCTGCTGGACGCTCAGCTCTCCGGGGACAATCACGAAGGGATGCAGAAAAGCAAGGCTAGCATCGACAATTATCTTTTGAAAGGAGTTACCAATCATGGAAGCAATCAATGAAATTTTGAGCATCATTCCTGTTCCTGTGGCCGTCATCCTGATGCTGGGCGGACTCGTCTTCTACGCCATCGGCGGCATCCGTCTGGGTTACGGCGCAGCAGTCAAAAATCTGGTGCTCAACCTCATCACTCAGGCAGAGCGGGAGATTCAGGGAACCAAGCGCGGCGCAGAACGCAAGGCGTGGTGTGTCAAAATGCTGCGTCTCTATCTGGACAACAGCCGGTGGGGTAAGCTGGTCAGCTGGGCTATCACCGAGGAGACCATGAGCAAGGTTATCCAGTTTTTCTTTGACCGCATGAAAGCGGCACTAAGCAAGGAGTGAGGGTATGAACGCAGTAAATATCGAAGATTTGCTCGATTTGATTGAATCCATGAAACGCGTATCTGCGGATGAAATTATCGCTGCATCAAAAGAGAACAACGAGCTGGAGCGCATCGCGCACATCGCAACGGAAGCAACTTATAATGCCGTTATCGAAAAGTTGGAAAGCCTCCGCGTGTACGCAGTAACCGTTTTGGATAGCAAGGAGTAACACCATGAGTAGCACTGCATATGAGCATTTTGTTGACATCAACAAAATGTACGCCGCACAAGAGCAATTTCGTGACATCACGAAAATGGTGACAAAACGTCACCGGTTTGCCGCGCTTGGCAATATGGTGCGCAACGCCGGAGAACTGCCGCAGCCTTTCTGGCTCGGTGCTGCCCGTGGCGGCGGCTCGTGTAGTGCTGCCCCCTGCGCTGCAAGGACTTGACCGACAGCAGATGACCGCAGCCATCAAAAGCGCACCGCTTGGGAGGGTAGACCGAAAGATAGCTCTTTTACGGTACGTTGAGCGGCTCCCGCTGCCGGACATTGCAGCACAGACACATTACAGTCGGACGGCGATAGGCTACCGGCTGAAAGGCATTGACAACACGCTTTCTTTGTTGTAAAATAATTCCAACGAAATCCATCCGGCCTCTCCAAAGAAGCACAAGAGGGTGGATATTTGCACAACTGGCCAGCCTCCCGCGCATCCAGCGTGAGACGTAAAAACCCCCGATGCTCCAAACGGAACACCGGGGGTTTTGTTGTTTATGCAATCCCGTATTTGTGCGCATACTCAAGCAATTTCTTTTTTGCCCTTTCGTGGATATCCTTGGTTTTTTCACAAGGGTTTTGAGTGTAATTGTAAAAACTTTCTTCTTCAAGATTAGAAAGAAAATCCAAAACCTTTTGATCAAATAACTCGTTCATAATGGCCCTCCAATATTTTGTTTCCCTTGCTGTGATTATAGTATAGCGCTATTTACAGTGTATGTAAATTGACATTTTCGACAATGTTTATAGTGCCGTCTTGTACATATTTGGCATTGTAAACAGTGCTGTTTTGTGTTATACTATGGTAAATGAAACAGGGGGTGTTTTTATGATTTCAGAAAAGAAAAAGGCATCCAATGCCAAATGGGACAAGGAAAACATGACAAGCTTGGCCTGCCGCGTAAAAAAGGACTACGCGGAAAAGTTTAAGGCAGCGTGCGCAGAGGCTGGCACAACTCCGAATGCTGTCTTAAAAGCCGCGGTAGATGAATTTTTGAAGAGATATGACAAGAAAAAGTTAATTGACAATGCAGGGGAAGAGCTTGGCAAGTATTCGCAGCTCTTAGGTAATATTGAAATCGAAGCTTTTGACTTGAAATAGCTAAAATTAAGCGCTCATGCGGATTTTTCCGTGTGGGCGCTTTTCTTTTTTGTCTTTCGTTTGACGTTCGTTTAACGCACGGATTCGGTAGAAAAGGTACTATGGGCGCAAAGGGAGGGGGAGCGCCATGTGGCACAGGTTCAACCCGAACCCCCAAGGAAACGGCGTGGGGGATTGCACCGTGCGGGCAGTGGCGGCAGCTACAGGCCAAAACTGGGAGCGGGCGTATATCGGCCTTGCGCTCACTGGCTTTATCCTCGGCGATATGCCCAGCGCCAACTGCACATGGGGCGCATACCTCCAAAAACGCGGGTTCAAGCGCCGCATGGTGGAAGCAGACTGCACCACCTGTTACACCGTGGCAGATTTTGCCCGGGAGTATCCGCGCGGCGTGTATGTGCTGGGCTGCTCCGGGCACGTCCTGACCGTGATCGACGGCGTGTGGTGGGACAGCTGGGACAGCGGCGCAGAATGCCCGATCTACTACTGGTACAAGGAGGAGTAAACGATGCCAATTTATAACGGATACCCGCAAGTGTATTACCCGCAACAGCCACAAGGCCAGCTTGAACAGCTCAGGGCAGCGCAGTACCAGCCCCAGCCCGTCATGATACCGACAATGCAGGGGCAGGCCGCACCGACTGACAGCGGCTTTATCTGGGTACAGGGTGAAGCAGCGGCCCGTGGCTATCTGGTCGCCAACGGGAGCCGGGTGCTTTTACTGGATGCTGATTCCGATACCTTTTACATCAAAGAAGTTGGGCAGGACGGCAGGCCGTTCCCGCTCCGCATCTACGACTACAAGGAACGCACCGGAGGCCCCAAAGCGTCGATTGCAGCCACGCAAGCCGCAAGCGGGGAGTATGTCACCCGCAAGGAGTTCGACGCGCTGGCGGCAAAGCTGGCGGCGTTGGAGAAGCAGGAAACACCAGAGCCGGAAAAGGAGAGCTAAACGATGAGCAGCAGCTTGTATAATTCGATGGGCAGACAGACCCAGAACCCCATTGGCGGGCAGTTTCAACAGTTTATGGGCCAGATAAAAAGTCAGATGCAGGGTCGAAACCCGCAGGACGTGATAAACCAGATGGTTTCCACTGGCCAGCTCTCACAACAGCAGCTCAACGCCATTCAGCAGCGGGCACAGCAGATCGCGCCGATGCTCGACGGCATGAAAAATATGTTTGGATTCTGAAATGCGGCCGCATTTAGAATAAATTCCAAAATCTAACGTAAAGGAGTAAAACTATGTCTCTTTCTTCTGATAGCACGGTTCTGACCATGCCGGTACAGCCCGCCAACGGCTACAGCAACGGCCTCAACGGCTGGGGCGGCGACTGGATGGGCTGGATCGTCCTCTTTCTGATTTTTGGCATGTTCGGCTGGGGCGGCATGGGCGGCTTTGGCTGGGGCGGCGGCATGGGCGGCGCTTCGCCTTATATGACCAGCGCTGTCACGCAGGCAGACCTGCAGCGTGGCTTCGACAACCAGAGCGTCATGAACAAGCTGAACGGGCTGGAAAGCGGTCTGTGCGACGGCTTCTATGCTATGAACACCGGGATGCTTCAGGGCTTCAACGGTGTGCAGCAGGGCCTGAACGGCGTCACCAACGCCATGCAGCAGGGCTTTAACAGCACCAACGTCGCGCTGATGCAGGGGCAGAATGCTCTGGCTACACAGCTGGCAGACTGCTGCTGCAAGACCCAGACCGCGATTCAGGGAATCAACTACAATCTGGCCACTCAGGAGTGCGACACCCGGAACCAGATGCAGCAGGGCTTCTGCGCAACGCAGAACACCATGAACAACAACACCCGGGACATCATCGAGAATCAGAACAGCAACACCCGCGCGGTGCTCGACTTCCTGACCAATGATAAGATCGCCACCCTGCAGAGCGAGAACAACGAGCTGCGTCGGGCTGCTTCTCAGGAACGCCAGAGCGCGCTCCTGACCACCGCGATGAACGCGCAGACCAACCAGATCATCGGGACCCTGCAGCAGAAGGTTCCCGTGCCCGCCTATCAGGTGCCCAACCCCAACGCCATTTACTATGGCTGTGGAACCGGCTGCGGCAGCTGCGCATAACCGAATCACGACAGCTTTTTGAGTGGTTGTTTCCAAAATGGAAATGCCCACATCAAAATGTTCAGCCCCTGAGCTGATTTTGCAAACCAGAGCGCCGGGGCAAAAGTCCCGGCGTTTTTCTATGAAAGGAGCCGATAAAATGGCCGAATTTAGCAACTCCAACACCGTCAGCGTGGCGGCGGGCGAAAACCTTCCCCTGACCGAGACCGCCGTGAAAGCCCCTGCCTGCATCATGCATCGTGAGGGCAGCGGCCTCGTGACCCTGCGGGGTCTGACCAATCAATGCAAAGCGCGCTTCAAGGTAAGCTTTGGCAGCAATATCGCCATTCCCACCGGCGGCACTGTTGGACCCATTTCCGTGGCGCTGGCTGTCAGCGGTGAGTCGCTGACCAGCGCGACAGCCATTGTTACTCCGGCGGCAGTCGAAAATTACTTCAATGTTTTCGTGGCCGCTTTCATCGAGGTGCCGCGCGGCTGTTGTGTGACCGTGGCGGTTAAAAACACCAGTACGCAGGCAGTCAGCATTGCAAACAGCAATCTGATCGTTGAGCGGGTAGCATAAGAAAGGAGATAAAGTCATGCTGGATAAGCTGAACCATCTGAAGGATGAGATGTGCGATGAGCTCATGGAGCTGACCGACAAAAAGAACCGATCCCCGGGCGATGTTGAGATGATCGGCGAGATCGTGGACATCATTTTGGACATCCACCGCATTGAGGATTATTGTGAGGGCGGCGAGTACAGCCGTGCGGGCGAGTGGGAAGCGGACATGCGTGGATCCTTCAGCCGCGACGCCGGAAACGGTTACAACCGGGGCAACAGCTACGCCAACCGTGGCCGCCACTATGTGCGCGGGCACTACTCCCGCACGGATGGCCGTGAGCGTATGATCTCTGACATCGAGGACATGATGCAGGAAGCTACCGGCGCAGAACGAGACGCTTACAAACGCGCAGCGGACATTCTGCGCAATGCATAAGTGAGGAGGGTGGCAGGTATGGACATCGACGAGATCAATGACCACATCCACAAGCTTAAATGCGGCTCGACCGACTGGCAGAGCGTGGAAAAGCTTGCCGCCCTCTGCACGGTGAGAAATGAGCTGGAAGAAAAGCAGGCACCGGCAGAAATGCAGACTCAAGCGCTGCCTCCCACGTCGTACCCGGCGGCATACTCCACAAAAGCAAATCCGCAAAGCGAGTTCGTGGAAGCGGCCAGCGCCGCACCCTTTGGCGGCTTGATGGAAGTGCTTGATGAGCACATGAGCGCCATAAAACTTGCATACCCGAAAGAGTATGAGCTGGTCATGCGGAAGATAACCGCATTGTAAAACGACGCATAATGTGTTATTTTTACATACAGCCAAATCTCGAAAAGCTGAATTTTTAAACTTGATAAGCTAACGTGTGACTAACAAATTTAATTTTATTCTCGATAAAACGTAAAATTAAACTGATTTGTAATCAGTGGGTTGCAGGTTCAACTCCTGTCACCAGCTCCAAAAATAAACGCACGAACGATGAAAACAAATCGTCCGTGCGTTTTTTCTTTTGCTTGAAATACCTTAAAATCTCCTAAATGAACGTGACAATCTAACAAACAATCTAACAAATCAATACTTCATCTTTCGCATTTCCTGCAACAGATAATCCGGGTCATTGTGGGAGACGTACTTGTTGGCCGTGGTGGAGAAATTTTTGTGCCCCAAGATGGCCTGCACGGCGGTCTTTTCCAGACCGCACTCCACCATCTTGCTGCTGGCCGTGTGGCGCAGCGTATGCGGATGCACCCCCTCTATGTGGCACTCCTGCATCAAGGCCCGAAATTTTGTAGCCACGTTGCGCTTGTCCAGCTTTGTACCGGCTTTGGACGGTATCAGCCACTCACAGCCGCTGTCAAGCATCCAAAAGGCAATGGTTTTGTAAATGGGGTCCAAAATAGGGATAATTCGGTTTTTGCCCGCCTCGGTCTTCTCGCCGCCCTGCATATACCGCTCTTTTAGATGCACATCGTCGCAGCGCATGGATAGCAGCTCATCGATACGCATACCGGTGTAGAGCAGCACCATTGCGATTTGTGCTGTCTGCCCAAGCTTCGGGTCGTCTTGTCGGCTGCTTATCTGCTCTATCTCTTGAGCGGTCAAGGTGCGCTCTGCCTTGCCTGTAGCCGTTGGAAGCTGCAAGAGCATGGCATAGTTTTTGTTTATGATGTCCTGGGCCATTGCCCACTCGCAGATCTGGCTGAAAAGTGTGCGCTGCTTTTCGCAGGAGCTGCGGGAGAGGCCCTTTTCCACCATCTGGTCAATCACCTGTTGATAGTCTGCGGCTTTTAAGTCCCGGAGCTGTCGGTCATACAGCGGCGCAGCCTTTGCATAGGCCAGCTCATAACCCTTTTTCATGTCAGTGCTGAGCTTGTCAAATTTGGGCTGCGCTTTCCATTGGGCATAGGCATCCGCAAAAGTGCATTTCAGGCGCGCTGCGGGGGTGTTCTGGGCGTTGTAAGCGTCCAGTGCTTGTACTGCTTCTCCCGGCGTCGCAAACGTCCCCAGAACGTCTCGTTTGGCTGTCAGGGCCACATACGGCTTTGACCTCGTCCCGCTCAACTTATATACACTGCCGCTGCCCTTTGGGCGGCGGCGCTTTTTTCTTTGCTGCGGGGCTGCTTCGGGTTGCTTCTTGCCGCAGTAGGGGCAAAAAGATGCATCGTCCGGTATTTCCCGACGGCAGCAGGCGCGAATGCACTTCAAAGCTCTTCACCTCGCTTTGCGGTATAGTCGGCCTCGCCGCTCTTCGCGGCCTCTTTGCCTGCCTGATACGCCGACCTCAGCAGATTCACTGGCGGCTGAACTTCCCACGGAATCGGGTCCGTTCCTGTAGCCACGGCGAACCCGTAGTTGTCCAGTATCTGGCCGCAGACAGACACTTTGTTTTGCAGGGGAGTATGCAGATTTGCGCACACCTCAGCAAACACCGCCGGTGGATAGCTGCCATGTCGCCCCAAAAGGATAAACAGCACCATCTCTTTTACAATTCGCGGCGCCGTGCGAAAGTATTCCGTAAGTGCTTCATCCAGATCTTCGTCTGATTTGCGCTGTATGGGTTCTTTGTAAAGCTCCGGGTGCAGCATTTCCTGCATGGCGGGGAGCGGAGAAGCCCCGCAAGCCTCGAACCAGTCCATTATCTTGTCAGCCGGTGGGCTGGACGCCCCACACTCCCAGCTCTGGACCGTAGCCTTTCCCTTGTTGATACGGCGGGCCATGTCGACTTGGCTCAAGCCTGCCGCGACTCTGGCCCGCGCTAGTGCGACACCAAGCTTTTCTGCGGTAAAGTAGCTCATCAATTATAACCTCACAAATTTCCATGCCATAAAAACAAAAAGTGACATGGGGAAAACCCATGCCACTCGACAGAGCAGAAGTCCTTCAAGTTTTCCCATAAAATGGTAAAATCTAAAACAAGTTGGACAAATTGAACAAAAACAGAGGTGAAACAAAATGGATTTCGAGCAAAGAAACGGTAAAGAAAACGAAATGACCATCATTGACGGGATGCCCGCCACCATTTTGACCGGCACGACCCGAACACCTGAACCTTGGGAGGACTAAAGATGGACAAGATGCAGCTGTTTTGCACCCAGATCCGCGCCGCGCTGGCCTGCTACGAGGATATGCCGCCGGAGGGTAAGGACCGGGCCTGCCTTTATGTAACACGCAAGGCAAAGTCTGTTCAGGCTCTCCACGCCGCAGCATCCGCCCCCGGCGGGGAGCTTGCCGGGCAGCTGTTGCAAAAATTGCAACAACCTTGCAACCACGGATAATAACGCGCATATTTTGCGCGGATTCAGCGCGAAACGCGCGTATTTAGTAAAAAGTCAGCGTAAATTTCAGCGATTCAGCGCAAATGCTAAATTTTTCGCGCATTTTTGCGCGATTAAATGCGCTTGACGCGATACAATCAACAGTTGTATAATTCGGTTGTGAACGAGCTACAAGCCCAAGCGCTTGCGCTGCTCCTCTTGCGATTTTCTGAAATTTTCGTTATGGAGCTTAATTTCAGCTTCGATTTGAGAGACAACGCTTTCCCATTGGCTTGTGTCTCCACCTGCTATTCTTCGGTTGATCTCCCATTCGTCCAAGTGACAGCACCCCCGGCCAAGCGGAAAAACAGAGCACTTATAATGGTTTACATAAGCGTTATCTTCCAGCTCTTGTTTTCCTAGCTCTGTAAGCTCATATTTTTGTCGGTCGTTCATTTGGATAAAACCACGAGCCTCAAGGGTTTTTAAATGGAATCCAACATTTTTGATTCCATATTGATACCACCACAGGCCGGGATAGCCATGTTTTGGATTTGGGTACAATTTGCCGCTTGAACAGTAATTCAAAAGCCTTATTTCTGCCACATAAAGACCACGCTTTGAAGGATAAGAAATCTTTTTCCGTTCCTGAAAGGTAATGACCTTGCACGACCCATTTACGGCGTCCAAAGACATTGAGGGAGCATAGTCTTTATAATAGGACGGCTCTTGATAATACTTTCGTTCTTCTGCCGGAATGGGTGGCTCTTCGTCATTCATAAACGAAAATGCTGTAAACAAATCCATTGGTTACACCTCTTGCAAAGCGGTGAGCTTCATTTCAAGATACGTTTTAGAGCGGAGTGGCATTCGGTCTAAAAACGGCTCAAAAGATGCATACCATCTTTGCGTAGAGTTTGAGCGGCCACGCTCAGTCTTGAGAGCGGAAAGCTTCTGAACCTGTTTTGCATAGGCATTATCTATCAGTACATTTACGGTTTCAGCAGTGGTTTCCTGGTCGAGCGCCTGAGCTTTCAAGGCCGGAAGGTCACAGGTGAATTTTATTCCCTTCTGTTGCAGCTCTATCATGTTGTCGAGACGTTCCAAAACAAGGTCATACCGAGAGAAAAAAGTATCTGGGTCTGCCGTTTTCTGCATGATATTCAGGGAATCTTGAAATTCATCCATGAAAATCTTGGCGTTCATCCGGTCAATTTCCGCTATTGTTTCTTCTGGGGCGGTCCTATCAACGCTTTCCATCGCAGCGGAACTAAAAGTATCTGAAGCAGCCGCGGTATCTCCCGAATGATAAGAGCGGTATTTGGTTTTGTTATAATCGACAACGCAAAGTGCTGCGACCAAAAAAGGGAAAAAGAAGAAAGCGATGAGCAAAAAAGAAATTTCCGAAATATCGAAAGAAGGTTTCCAGATGCTCAGTATAGGACACAAGCAAATTAAACCAACGGCAAAGCAACCAGCCCATTGCAAAAGCGTAGGCCTTGCGTCTTTCCATTTTACGGATGCTTGCTTGTACGGCTCTCTTTTCTGAATTGTAGAGCTAGAAGGAGCGGGAGAAAATATAGCTTCTGCTATTGCACGTTGTGTGCGTTTGCTTGGTGTGATTGCCTTCCCGACTTTTTTAAGCCACCGTTTGTTTGCGCGGTCTCGCTGAGTATAAATAGATACCTTCCTGCGGCCGCCTCGTGCCATACCGCAACACCTCACACATAACAATTATATAAGGAGGACAAAGCAAAATGCAGGACACATCTTTCAGCCCGGACGAAATCAGAAAAATCATCGAAAAGCTTAAGAGTGACCCTGCATTTCGTCAGAAAGTCCTCGATATTCTAAACAGCTGATTCAGAGCAGCTCCCGGATCGCGTTCTTTTTCGCTTCCGAAGCGTTCAGAATCTTTTGTACAAGCTCAGCATCTTCAGGAGACAGGCCGCTCAGGCTTACCGTCTCCGGGGTGCGGGGCTTTTCTTTTTGCTCTGGTTCTTCGCCAGTGAGTTCTTCTTTCGGAATGCCAAAATAAGATGCAACTTTCAAAATGGTTGCGTCAGTTATACCACCGCCATTTTTCCAACGATTCACAGTTGTCTTGGAAAGTCCCATTTCGAGAGCCGCCCCGGACGGAGTTTTTTTATTCTTATCGCAAAGCATTAAATACTTTTCGTAAAAGGACATAAAAAATCACCGCCAAACTTGTGCATAGTCACAAAGTAACTAAAGTTCACAGAAAAACATTGACAGTAAACAAAGTAACTGCTATAATGGCGTTGTTAGTTAAAAAGGTTCACAAAGTACACAGCCCCATAACCGGGATACTGTGCATGGAATCCGTACTTTGTTCTGCAAATACATAGTATCACATTCTGTGAACTTTTTCAACTACTTTTGACACGGCGACAAGAAAAAATCTGCCTGTGGTCGCTTCACAGACAGACTTTTCACCGATTTGTCACCAGAACGCACCTGCTCGTGTCTGGAACAGGCTGGTTCAAAAAGTCCTTCAATTTGCATCGAACTTCATTTCTTGCCAGTATCTAAGGCTTGAACGGTATAGCAAATCGGTGCGCCGTTGTCATTTTATTAACACATAACAGGGAGGTGGAAGAGTGCCTGAACCGTGGACTGGTCGTCTGATTGGCCGAATGCACAACAACAAAGTCACGCTGGAACAGCTTGCCGCTCATCTGGGCTGGACGAAGAGCTATTGCTCGATGATCCTGAACGGACAGCGCAAGCCGCGCGGCATCCGCGAGAAAATGGAAGCCGCCGTGAGCGAACTGATTAAGGAAAAGGAGAATAAAACAGCATGAACGACATTATCTTATCCACGCAGAACGGCAAACCGGTGGCATCCAGCCGCCAGATCGCCGAGAGCTTTGGCAAAGAACACAAGCACGTTCTCCGCGACATTGAAAACCTGATCGGCGGAGAGTCCAAAATTGGGCTGTCCTCCATGTTCTTCAAATCGGAGTACATTTCCGCCCAGAACAAGAAGCTTCCTGAATACCTGATGAACCGGGACGGCTTTACGCTGCTGGCTATGGGCTTTACCGGCAAAGCGGCGCTGGAATGGAAGCTGAAGTACATTGCGGCCTTCAACGAGATGGAAAAGAAGCTTTCGACTCGAGCTGCAAGCCAGCTGCAAGACCTGTCCCCGGAGCTGCAATACCTCATCAAGCTGGAACGCCAGCAGAATCAGCAGGCAAAGCAGCTTGAACAGGTCAACGAGCGTCTGGATTTTGCCTGTGAAGCGTTTAGTCTGACCGCTGGCCCCGACTGGAAGAAAGCCTGTCAGAGCGCAATCTCTTCCGTCGCCATGAAGCGCGGTGGCGATGGCGATGATTTCGAATCCGTGTGGAATGAGATTTACGACGCTATGGAGCGCAGAGGATTTGACCTTGAGCTTCGGGTGTCCAACGCAAAGGCCCGAGCGTTCAAGAACGGGATCAGCCCGTCGGACGTCCGCAAAATCTCGAAGATGAAAATCATCGAGGCCGGAGACAAGAAGCTCATTGCGGCGTTTGTAGACTCTGTGCGCGAGCTGGCTGCAAAGGCAGGAACCAGAGTTGACCGGCTGGATGAGGTATGCCAGACCAGCTTATTTGCTGCAGCTGCTGCCCAGAAGAACACCACCACCGCCGGGAAGTTTGTTAAGGAGGTATAAGCATGAAAAAAGTTATTGTAGGCGTAGTGTCCGTATTGGCAAGCGCTTTGCTGATGGCCGGATGCAATAAGCAGGTTATTGATCTGACCTATGAATACAGCTGGGCACAGCTGAAAATGCCTGATGGAACGATTATCGAGGGCAATGTCGAAAGCTGGCGCGACTATGAAGGCGACCAGCTTCAGGTTGTGATTGACGGTGTGACCTATCTGGTTCATTCGTCCAACATTGTTATGCGTCATTGATGCAAGGAGGACCTTTATGAAAACCACGATGCGCGATAAGGTTTGCCAGCTGATTGGCAAGTATCAGTATCTCGAAGACTATTACAAAACGAAAGCGGCCATCTACACAAGCTTTATCATCCGGCCTGCAGAGCCTGCGCAGGCGGATATGTGCGGCCAGTTCTTGGCCGATTTGAACAAGCTGCTGGAAGAGGACGAAGCCGCAGCAGCCCAGGAAGACCCCCGCAAGACCGCCCCGGCGGGCAAGTGGTGCGCGAACTCAGCGGCACAGGCAGCTGAGAGCACCGCAAAGGAGGCGCGGAACAATGGGTGAAGCACTGGCGATTATCATCGCGTTTGCCGCCCTTCTGGGCATCTCGTGGGGCGTTACCTGCGCCGCCGTGTGGGCCATCTGCGCATTGATGCACTGGACGTTCACCTGGGCCGCCGGAACGGCGACGTGGATCGCGCTCTGGCTCATTGGCAGCTTTGGCAGCTCTAAGAAGTGAGGCGTTGACCATGCCTGCACAGAAGAAACACACCAATAAAGGAAGGTTATGAGCATGAGTGAAAAAATCATCGCCTACAAGGCCATGGACAAAAACATGATGTGCCGTGGCAAGCAGTATGACGTGGGCAAGACCTACACAGAGCCGGAGGCCGACAGCTGCCGCGCTGGTATGCACGCCTGTGAGAACCCGCTGGATGTGCTGCGCTACTACCCGTTGATGGATAGCCCGCGCTTTTTTGAGGTCGAGTGCGGCGGGAACGTGGATAAAAGCGGAGAAGACAGTAAACTGGCCTGCACTGAGCTGACGGTAAAAGGTGAGGTGAATTTTGCAGGGCTGGTAAAAGCTACGGTGAATGCCGTTTTTAATCGGGTGACGGGCAAAGAGCCTTTTTCCAGCGGCAATTCCAGCACGGCGGGTTCCAGCGGCAATTCCAGCACGGCGGGTTCCAGCGGCAATTACAGCACGGCGGGTTCCAGCGGCAATTGCAGCACGGCGGGTTCCAGCGGCTATTCCAGCACGGCGGGTTCCAGCGGCGATTACAGTACGGCAGGTTCCACCCGCCGTGCTGGAATTGCCGCTGGAACCCGCCGTGCTGGAATTGCCGCTGGAACCCGCCGTGCTGGAATTG